AAAAGTTGACCAGGACGGTTTTCCCGGATTCCGGCCGCCCGGTGATTTCCAGGAATGGAAACGATTTCTGTTGCTCCCGGATATCGTTTACCATCAGGCTGCACATGGTCCAGGACAGGGCCGCCAGGCCTGGGTACCCGAACGCGGTCATGAAATCGGGCAGCCACAAGGGGGCGTATGCTTCCGCATCGATGCCGGCCGCGCCGGCCTGGTCAAACTTCGGGGTGTGGGGAAACTGGGTGATGGTCGTGTTGGGTTGGGTCTGAATCATGATAAAACTCCTTTTTAAATAAATGTTGGTTGTTGCTGCATGAATTAACTGGCGTTTGCCAATGATTTTTCCAGGGAGGCGTAATCAATACCCGCAAGGCAGTTGAGAACATGGTTATTGATCTTGTGGAGCGTGGTGCACACCTGGTGCTGATCTTCAATACCTGCCTGGCCGGAAGCGGCTACGGTCAAAAGATCACTGGACTGTTTTTCCAGCTCCGCTGCCAGCTCCAGATCTTCCGGATGATAAGTGAACCAGACATAATCCGATGCAACCGCTTCCAGTTCGTCATAAAAGGTTTCCTTGGTCATCCGGGTGGGTTTGTTCTGGTTCATGATAAAACTCCTTTTTAAATAAATGTTAATGTGATAAGGGTTTACTGGTTAACTTTGCAGACCAGGGGACAGTCCGGGCAGTTCCGGACCGGTTCCGGTTTCGGCCGGATCTCGAACACCTGTTCCGGATCTTTGCCCAGGGCGCCGGCAATTTCATCCATGACGCGTTTGCTCACGGCCCGGCCGTGTACCACGCTGTTGACCATGACCCGGGACACTTCGCACCGGCGGGCAATCTCCGCCTGGGACATGCCGGCGGCCACAAGACCCTGCTTGATTTCATCCGGGGTCATCGGGGTTGTTTGGGTTTGGGGTTGCATGTTGTTCTCCTTTTGTTTTGGTTTAAGGGGTGGGTGCTGTTAAGCTAACTTTATGATGTTGATTTACATATATAGTGATGTTAAGTCAAGAAAAAAATACACAAATAGCGATATTTTTTTATGGAATTTAAAGATAAATTCAAAAGTATCAGAAAATCAAACGGTTACACTCAAGGCCAATTTGCAAAAATGCTTGGGCTGACCCAGCAAGGTATTTCTGAAATTGAAAGCGGGAAAAAAAATCCGTCAAAAACACTCTTGGCTTTTTTAAAATACCGCTATAGCGATATTTTTGAAAATGAAAGTGACACGGATGCCCAGCCGAATGAAAATAAAAAAATCAACGAAGCGGTTATTGAACATCAGAATGTTATCAAACAGTTCTATGACCCTGAACAGGGATTGCGGATAAATAAACTTTTAATAGACATACAAGAAACGAGCAGCGAATTATTTAATAAGGTGGAGGGTTATATCTGCGGTGTGCACGAAGCCGCAAAAACTCTCAGGCCTGCCAATCAGAATTCTAAAAAATCTGGAAAGGACGCAGGCAGCAATGATCAGGAAACATGGGCGGAGGGGGAAGCAAAAAAGGAAACAAACAACCGGTAATATCTTCTTTTGTTTTTGAAAATTGCACCGGAACTGTTATCTTTACTCACACCAATAATAATTGAACCGGGAGAATCCTATGTCTGAAAAACTTGTCAAATGTAAATCCTGTGAAAAAGAAATTTCTATCAAATCAAAAAAATGTCCGCATTGTGGAGAATCAAATCCGGTGCCTATCCATAAAGGAATTCTTGGTTGTTTCGGATTCATTATAATTGCATTGGTTTTTTTATTTGTCATTGCTTTAACCGCAGAAGATGAAGCTGAAAATATTTCTGAAAAAATGAAACGAAAAGCCTTTGCGTATAAAGTGGTTGATGCTGAAGATTACAGCATTTCAAACATGAAAAGGCTACGATGGGTTATTATATCGCCACTCGCAAAGACATTTCAAGGCCGTGCGTTCACTGCCATCCAGGCGGCAAAAGATCTTCAAAAAGAAACAGATGCAGATGAGACACATATCCGGATGGAGATGGACGGAGAGGTTTATGGCAAGGGTTACCTTTTCGCTATGGCTGCATACACACCTGGTCACAAAGATAAAAAAAAAATATGGGAAGTTTCGGCATCAAAAAATCAAGTTGATGATGTTCAGGTGAAAATATATCGAGAATGGTACGAAAACAGAGACAAGTTTTTAGATGAGAATCAAGCGCTGAATGAACAAGGATTGAAAAACTATATAGCGGATGCTTTGTCAATAAAGTCGGAAGATGTTTCTTTACCCTGGGTAACATTGGAGAATTTTTTTTATAATGGTCAAGAATATGATGTTTTAGGTTCAAAGCTTTCATCCAGCATAGCCAACCCACCATCATTTTCAAAATCATTATGCGAAACAGATCTTTCCTGTTGGGCACAAAAACATTTAATCGCTGTCTCTGTAAAAGCGCGCCCGCTCCTGGAAAGGTATGCCAAGTATGATTATGAGTGGACGGACGGAATATTTTCGACAGCCTTTAGCCACTATGTATGGCATGACTCTTCAAAAGGGATTATCACATATATAGGTGATAAACTTAAACTACAAAACGGATTCGGTGCATGGCAGAATTATATTTACGAATGTGACTATGACCCAAACACCGAATCCATAATTGATATAAGGTTAAGCGCTGGGAGAATTTAACCTTTTATTGACACCCATCCTTTTTTTATATACTTTTTAATCATCTCACCCCGGCAGATATCGGCCCTTTTCAACAACGGAATGGGCTTTTTGTGTTCCTTCCGAAAAAAGAGGGAGAGATATCATGCTGCAAAAATCAAGACAGACCCTGCCGGTCGATGAAATCAAACACCTGCTCGATGAAGGTATGCGCCAGATCGATGTGGCGGCACTCTACAATGTCACACAGAGCGCCATCTCGCGCCTTGTTTCAAAGCCCCGGGTTGCGGAAAATAAATCTCAAAATATCCGGATGTGCTCATGCTGTGGGTCCCGTCCGCTTGCAAAAGGAAATTGGTTCCTTTGTGAGATCTGCTACAGCCGCGAAACAACCGAAGAGCACCCAGTGCGGGTGTGATCCGCTGATGCCTGCTGCCGGTCGAACCGGGTGGCCACCGGAGCGCCGGCAGCGCATATTTCCGTGAGACAAAAAAAATAAAAAACAACCAGGTCCTTTGTCCAACAAGGGCCTTGGCCTTTTTCCTGTTGCAACCAAAAATCCGCCCATATTGCAAAAATCCGCCAAACCTTGCAAACGTTGCAAGGGTCGTTTCTGCATCGCACCGCCCGCCGGCTGGGCTCATGAGCCGCATTGCCACCACCCCCTTAATTGCAAAAAAGGCACTCAAAACCATCGAAGGCAGGGTGCGGAGGAGTGTTTTTTTTCTGGGGCTGGGGATTTTTTGTGCTGGAGCGGTTTTCAGGGGTGGGCCGGCGGGCTTGTGATCACTTTTTTTAAGAATGCGCGCTGGAATAAGAAAAGCCCGGGGGATTTTCCCCGGGCTTTTATGTGGTGGTAGCGGTGCCTGCGGCGGTCCGGCGGGTGGTTAGCTTTGGAGGGTTGTGACTCCGGTGTGTGCGGTACCGACGGTATCGGCGTGGTCGTGAACGTCGGCGGATACGTCGCTGGCGCCCACGCCCGGGTGAGTGTGGTCTGCAAGGAGGTCCAGGGCCTGCTCGATGGCGGCCAGGGCGGAGGTGATCAGGGGCAGCAGGCTGGGGCCGCCGGACATGCCGATCTCAACCACGGGCGCGTTGACTGTGAATGCCTGCCCGGCTGAAATGGATTTGGTCTGTCCCACAGTTTCGCTGGCGTTGCCGCCGGCCGCCTGGTCAATGTCCTGGGCCGCAGAGTGGTTGATGTTCTGGGCTGTGTCCTGGATATCTTTGTCTGTTGTCCGTTCCCAGTTGCCGGTGGGGTCCACGGCCTGGTGGACGCCGGTGCGCTGCTGCCATTTGCCCATATTGTCCGGCACGTCCGGGAGGGTCAGGCCCATGGGATAGATATGCTGGATCACCGGGTGATCCGGGCGGCCTTCGATCCACCGGACCGTGACGATGGTGCCGGGACGTGGCCACAGGAAAAAGCCGGCGCTTTGTCCGCCACCCGGGACGGGCAGGGGAACGGCTTCATATTTGGGGAAACCCTGGGCCGGTTCGCCCTCGGGTGTAAGGATCTCGATGTCCGCGGCCCAGTATGGGCGGAAACGGTCACACGCGGATCCGGCTGCGGGCGGGTCGGATATTTTGACGATCCTGGCATACCGGTCCAGGTGGTACCCGCCGGCCAGCTCCGGAAACATCCTTAGAATAATGCGCTTAATTGCTTTTCGCATGTCACCACCATGAAGTGTTCTTTGAGTTGCAGGCTGGTTATGTACTGCCCGTTGAACAGGACCCCCGGGCGCAACCCCGGGATTGCCTGCATGGTTTTGGTGCCGTCCAGCTGTACGTCCTGGAAAAACCGCTCCGGCACAGTGAACGGCTTGCCGGCCCACCGGCTGTGTTCCCAGGCGCCCGCATACACGGTGCCGTCTCCCTGCTGCTGCCAGATGTAGTTTGTTATGCCAAACACTTTGCCCAGAGCGTCAAGCCCGTGGATGCCGGTGCCCACGCTCTGGAACACGGGGCAGGGCGTGGCGGCGTAGGACTGGGCCGGTGTGGAAAATTTCAGGCCGGTTTTTCTGGCGTAGACGTTGAGAATATCTGTCATGGAAGCGTTGCGGATGGACACCGGCAGCAATGCCCACAGGACTGCGGACAGCTCCCGGCAGAAAATACGCTGCTGGGCCCGGTCCACCGTGTGGCTCTGGGCAATGAACCCGGTGAAAAAATCCAGGGCCCGGCCCTGGGACGCGTCGGCAATGGCCAGGTTGACGATGCCGGAAAGCGGCGCGGCACTTCTGACAGTAAAATCCGCCCGTCCCGGGGTGGTAATGTCAAGAAAAACATGATCTTTGACCAGGCCCACGCTGGTTCCGTTGATTGTCAGCGTTTTGATAAGTTTCATAGCGGTTGGCTTCTCCGGGTTACCTGGTTATGACGGCAGATTGACCGCCTGATCCAGCAGGACCTGGTATTCTGTCAGATTATCGGTGTTGGCTGATACCAGGTCCGGTTCCCGGTTTTCCACGCGCTCGGGGTTGCTCAGATATTCCTGGAGTGTGAACGATACCTGCCACAGCTGCATGGATTCCGCCTCGTTCCAGTTGAAGTGCTCAAAAAACCGCACCTGGCGAATACCGGCCGCGTTGGCGGTCCGGTTGGTGATGGTATAGATCCTGCGCTCTCCATTTTCACCCACAGCCTCGGCGGTATTGATCAGGTCGGTCATGTCCTGGGGCGTTTTAAACGGAATGGATATCCCCACCCGCAGGATTTTCGGCTTGATGCCTTTTTCCACGGCATCGGTACCGGAGGTCTCCCCGGCAATATCTTCTGTTCTCAGCTCCAGGTTGCCGCTGACCAGCAGGTTTTTACCCGGGACCCGGAAGTTGTCCAGCTGGAGCATGATTATTCTCCTATCATAAATCCGTTATCGCCATGACGATGGGGCCGGCCCGCCCTGTTTTTTACGGAACTCAATAATGAGATCATGGCCAGATCCGCTTTGGGATACACCCGGCCGTCCGGCCCTTGTTCACACATCCCGTTCCTAAAACTTTCCGTGGCACGCTGGTTTCCCTCCAGCAAGCGCAACGCCTCAAACTGCCAGTGCTCGGACAGGCAGTCAATGCAATCTTTGATGACCTGCGGCTTTTGCCCGTCTTCTCCCGGGATGGTGTATTCCTTCCACGCCGGGCAGCCGGAATGCCCATCCCAGTATTTTTCCGGGCACCCGGTTTTTTTGAACCGGTCAAGATTTCTGATGCAGGGTCTTACAGGTGTTTTCGGCATAATTTAATCCTTTATCGCTGCAATGACTTGAACAAATCGGGGCGTGTAGGTGCTTTGGTCAATGTTGTGGGATGCTGCCCCGGCCGATCCGGTATTGCCGGTTCCGCTGTATTCGGTGACGGTGTTGCCTGCGTTACTGGATGTCAAGGTTCTGTTTGAAGATATTGTGGCGTTGCTAATATCCCATCTATGGGAGACTAAGTATCCGTCCCCGACCTGACTTGATGTCCCCCATCCTGTTTTTGGCACGATGATGTCATGGCTATGCAGTGGGCCGGTGTGCCTGTGGTTGGGGCCTGAATGTGCATGGTTGTCGTGGTTGGCGATGCCGATCTCTGTGGTATAAGATCGCGGGCTGTCTCCCCCGCCTTCGGCATAATTGTTTCCCACATGCAGCGCGGCCACGTTGGCCCAGTCGGCTTTTTGGGTCCAACCGGTTGGGGCAGATGCCTGGGCAAACAGCATGGAGGTGCCCTGGGGGAAAAACCGATGCAGCACCGTGTCATCCACGTGATCTTCCCATTTTTTGCCCTGGGCGTTGGACAGGTGCCGGTTTTTTACTGCGTCATCATCTGCCGGGTCCAGCTCCATGTTTGTATGGGCGTTGAACTCTGCGGAAAAATCAAACTGCCAGGTCTCGGCCGTGATCGTGATCCCGGTGACGGCTTGGGCGTCCTGGAATGACAGCATCATGTTCCGGGTGATGGCGTTGCCCGTGGTGTTGGTAGCCAGATCCGTGGCCCATTTGGATATTTCCGGGGTGGTGGTGATGGCGATGACCGTATCCGTGACCGCCTCGACCAGCCCGATCCAGTTGAATGAGAAATCCCCGACCCCGGCGCCCAGCAGCATCGAGTAGACCACCTGATCCGGGGTGATATATCCCTTGTGTTCTTCATCGATGGTATAAGTGTGGACGATATCTCCCGGATCCGGCATCTGTTGACCCCGGTCAATGGGGTCAGCCGGATCCAGATCCGGTATCAATGCCAGCACCATGCGGTCAATCACCAGGTTGGATTCGTCACCGATCAGTTCGTTGATTCTGGCCTGCCCGGCTGTTGTGAATACGCTTCCCATTTATTATTCCTCCCACACTGCATTGGTTGTGTCGTAATCATTAGAAAAATCCACCAGGTGGATTTCCATTTTGATCTGTGTGATGGTGACCCAGCCGTACCGGCGGCACGTGCGGCCGTAGTGCTGAATCAATGTGTTCATCAGCGGGGTGTTTTCCGCCAGCTGGCCGTCTGACACCCGGATGGCGATCACATCCCAGTCCTGGCCGTCCATGCGCTCTTCGACTTCAATGTACCCGATCCTCAACCGTTGAAAAATCCGTTTGAACCCGGCCACGCTGCCGGCATCCCGGGCATTGGCATACGCATATTTGACACGGAGCCGGAACAGGTCCAGCGGTTCTGTGTCAAACCGGGTGATGTCCCGCTGCCAGGCAATCAGATTCAGGACCCGCACCCCGCAGGTTAAAGGGTCCATCTGTGTCACCGGCCAGGCAGCCCAGTCACCCAGCATGGAAAAAAATGCCCGGGCAGACGCGGCCAGTTTGGCCACTTCTCCCTGGTTCATCCATACCGGCAGTTTGAATTCAGGCAATACAGGGGATGACATCAGGCCTCCTCAAGGGTCACGGTCAATGTGTCCAGGGTGGGGATCTCCATGGCATTGACAATGTCGGATAATGAAAACGCCACACTGACAAGATCCGGCAACTGATCATGCAGTTCATCCGCCAGTTTGGAAAAACTAAACCGGGAAAACGGCATGGTCCGGGTCATGTCTTCATAGTCCTGGTTTTCTCTGAACGCATACCGGATCCGGTCGGTGACCCCGGACTGGAGCGCTGTTTTTTCGTCTTCGGTCAGCAGGCTGCTGTGATACACGGTCACCGCCAGAGGCACGGGCGTGACCGGCATGACCATGCACAGCATGTCATCCCCGTGCCCGTGGTGGCCGTTGTCAATGATATATGCGTTGATTTCATCGACGAACGTCTGTGTCGGTGCGCCGCTGTCAATCATTATATATGCGTTGGCAGATCCCGGCCCCCTGGGGGCACCATGCTCAAACCATATATAATCTGTCCGGATTCCGGCGAATAAGGAGATGTCTGCCCGGTAAGCCGCATCATGGTGATACTGGCCCACAGCGGAAAACTGGTTCCTGCAGCGCAGGCGTAAAGATTCGTCGGATTCTTCGTCCGCTCCGGCCACCGATATCCAGTCTGACTCGTTGGTCACCGCATCGATGCCGGCCACCGGCTCCGGCAGCACGGTGTAATATCCGGGCCCTAAATTGTACGCGGTACCGGTCTGCTCTGCTTCCACCGGCACCAGGGCAGAGACTTCCCCGTCCGCCAGGGTGGTTTCTTCGGTGGTGACCAGGCGGTACACCACCCCGTTGATGGCCGGTGTGGCCACGAGTATCCCTGTCTCCACCACTGCTTCACCGGAAGTATCTTCCCTTGAAAACAGAAGATGTCCGGACGCTTTGGTGGCCTCTTTGCGCTCCACATCCACGGCCCAGGCCAGCAGATCCAGCCAGATGCCGGTGGCGTGTTTGAGAAATGCGTTTGGCAGGGCATGGTTGATCAGCAGGTCAACCAGCCACAGGGCCGGGGTGGTCACAATGGCCGTGATCAGCCGCCAGAAAGGCGACCAGGCAGAGTTGTTTGCAATCTGCAAATCCTGGGCCTCATTGATCGCATCCCACTCGGCCTTGATCCCTGTTTCAGTGGTCGGTATGCCGGCATCTGCCAGCATCTGTGTATAAATCGGATCAGTCATTATCCCCCCAGATAAAAGCCCACCGGGCCAAATTTGATGGTTTGTGCCACCAGGTAAAAGGTGCCGGGTTCCGGCTCCTCAATGTATGCCGACCCCGGCACAATCCGGGTGTCATTGTCCACGGCCAGGGTGATTTCCACCTGGGTGCGGTTGATCAGATCCCGGTTCCGGTTGCCCACCAGAGGCGGCAAAAATCCTTTTTCCCGGATCATGTGAACCAGGTCCTGGGCGATCACATCCCGGTCATCCACCAGCAGCGGATTGCCGGCCACGTCCAGGTCAAGGTCGTCATCGGTGATGAGCAGGTCTGTGTATAATGTCATTTATTTTCCTTTCCCGGCGTCAGCCGCCCGCCAGCCACAGCTGGTTTCCGATCTCCTGGGGATTGATGGGACGCGATGTCACCACCTGCCCGATGTGCACGGACCGGGATTCGGTCCGCCGGTTGTCGGTGTTCACGGCACTGGAAATCATTTTGCTGACCCCGCCGGTTGCTGATGCCCCCTGACGGGGTGCATTCAGTGCCGGAGACGATGCCGGCGCCAAATCCGTGTCATCACCCAGGCCGGGGATTTTTCCCTTGATCCATCCCCAGGCACCGGATATGGACGTGATCTTGTCAAAAATTTTGGTAATCATTTCCCACAATGATTTCAGGCTGCCCAGGACGGTATCCACCACGCCCATAATGGCCTGGCCCCAGGCACTGTCCATGAACGCGGCCTTGAGGTCATCCCAGTAATAGATGGCGGCGGCCGCCCCGGCAGCAAGGGTCAAGACCGCCCCCACCGGGTTTGCCATCATGGCCACCTTCAACGCCACCATGGCACCCCGGGCAGCCAGAATACCGGTCCTGAATAGCGCCACAATAGCAGTGACACCCTTGACGGCCAGGCCATAAAGCCAGGTGGTGAGCGTGACCCCCTTTAATACCAGATGATACCCTTTCAGAACAGTGCTATGGAAAAACGTCCCCTTACCAAATGCAATCGTTGCTAATTGTGCAGTGCCGGTAACAACTGCCAGCACACCTGTCACCCCGGCAAGTGAGGAAATACCGGCGATTCCATATCCTATCGTCTTTGCAAACCCTGGATATCTCTGGGTCCACTCATAAATCCAACCAGCCCCATCTGCCAACTTATTCACAAAGGCATACAGGCTTTCAAGCGGACCTTCGAATAGTCCCAATTTAACTACCTCAAAGCCCTGGAAAAGCCTTTGGAAAGAATCAGTTCTCGCGGCCGCCATTTCCATCGCCCTGTCCAACCCTCTTGTCGCTTTGAACTCACCGATGTCCGCTGCCAATAGTTCCCGTTGCGCCATCAATCCGTATATAACCTTCAGTGCCTCATCCGTGCCAAATGCCTCTTTCAAAATCCCGCCGGTTTCTACTTTTTTAAGGTCTCCGAACTTTGCATTGATTTTATTAAGAATATCCGGCAAAGGTATTATTTCTCCAACGGTATCTGTAAATTTCAGCCCCAATTTTTCCTGGGCCCTCCCAATATTATTGAGAAAAGATTTATAAGCAGTGCCTGACTCTCCGCCTTGCGTTACATTTTGCAAACGACCGATGACTGCCATCTGCTCTGACTCAGATATTCCCATTTCTGTCGCTTTGTTGGTCAGCAGCCTGAAAGAATCAGAAAACTTTTTACCTTCTGTCTTATATTTATTTACAGCCAGAGCCGTCCGGCTGGCCATAGTTTCCACCCACAACTCTTTGCCCATAAGCTTTGCCTGCTTTTCAAAGTAGTTGTACATTGTCCCCATATAATCGGTCATGACAGATTCAGACGCCTTGGTTGCTTTCGCCAGCACCGCGCCCGTATAGGTGAATGTCCCCAGATCGCTACTTGACAGATTTTCTATTCCTGACTGAATGTCGTAAGATGATAAAAGAAATGCCTTTGCTGAACCGCCAAATTTAACTGAGAACTGGGCAGCCTTATCTGTCAAGGTATCTAACCCTTTCTGGGCCACCCCCATGCTCTTCACGTCTCCCAGCGCCAGGTTAATCTGATGCGCCGGCATAATCATCTGTTTCAACGAATACCCGGCAGCCACAGCAGCAGCCCCGCCACCGGCAATTTTTGAAAAACTATCTTTTGCTGTATCAGACAAGCTTCTCATCTTGCTCTGAATCTTCCCGGCCGGGCCGGACACCCGGTCCAGCAGGGAGATGGAAAACATCAATTTTTCAAGCTGGGTTGCCATGTGCTATGTTCCTTTATTTTGAGAACGCCTCCACAATGCCGCGCTGGACTGCGATCCGCTGTTTTTCCCAGAAATCTTTTTCCAGCCAGACCGCTTCCCCCATGGCCCGGGTCGTGACCTCACGGTCCGGAAACCATTTTCTGGCCAGGGTTGCCATCTGGGACAGGGCATTTTTTTCAATGCCCGCGGCAACCCTTTCTACTCCCCCAGGGTGATTTTCAGTTTAGGAGAAATGGCCTCGATCACAGCCGTACCGATCTCGATCACCGTGGACGGGTTTTTCAGCAACGGGGTCAGGTCCTCTTTGGATTCCTTGCTCACGGACCGCACCAGAAAATTGTGCATGGGCGTAACCTTGGAATTTGGCTGCATCTCATCGATGAGCCGTTCATGGCTTTCCGGGGTGACGTTGAATGTGATCTTTGTGCCGTTAATGGTCAGGGTGACTTTGTTCTCATCCATGATTGTTTTCCTTTTGATTGGTTGATTGTTCATTGCCGGGCGGACACAGTCAGCCGGCAGGCTTTGAAAATTTGTTCAGGGCAGACTTGGTCATGTCTCCCATGTAAGGCGCTGCAAAATAAAATCCTAAAATCAGCATCATTGCCCCGTTCATGTTTTCTGCGTATCCGCCGATCACATCCGCGGATGTTACAAATTTTTCCGGATCCGATACCCACACAGCAACCACGGACAACACCATCATGGACAGATACTGAGTGATCCAGACCAGGGTGACAATCAAGGCGATCAACCGCCGGGCCAAATTCTGCCCCTGGGTGGACGCCATCCATGCGATCACCATTGATCTGGCTTCAGTGATCGCTTTTGCCCGGTCCTCTGCCCGTTCTTCCTGGGTATAGACCAGCTTGTCTATGGCATTTGTCGCACCGTCCACAATACCGGCCAGCGCTTTTTCTGTTCCAAACAGTTTTCCGAACAAAGATCCGATCATCACACCCTCCGTTTCGTTTCCAGGATCGATGCCACATCCGCCCGGAATCGATCCATATCAAAATTTTTCCCGGGGCAGGACTTATACCCGGCAAACCTGCGGTGGCCATACACCCGGTCGGCATGGATGCCGAAAATACGGCACAAGGTGGCGGACAGGCGGACGGCCTGGTGCCATATTTTCGGCGGCACCGGGTCTGAATCATAATTTCCCACCAGGCAGATCCCGATACTTTTCCGATTCATCCCCTCCTGGGAGCAATGCGCCCCGGTTTCGTCCATCATTCTCCCGGTCAGGATCTGCACCTGGCCGTCAATGTCTTCAATGCCGAAATGGTATCCAATGTCCCGCCATCCAAGCTCGTTCACGTGATAGTTTTTGATTGCGCCCCAGGACACGGTCCTGCTGTCTTTCGTCAGGCTATGGTGTATGATGATATTTTCAGGTGTCATTGTTTTTCTCCCGCTTTTCCCTGCAATCGCATTCCGCATCCTTGAGCTTGTACTGCTCTGTTTTCAGCCGGATCTTCTGGATCCGTATCTGATACACAGCAACGGCCAGGGCGATAATAGGAATGATGCCGGCACATATCTGGCCCACAGCTGTGGCAACCGCAGTGACGGCCAGCACACTGGCGTCATCGAGTCTGAATGTCCTGGCCAGGGAAGCAATATATGATTTCATTGGGTCGCTCCGATCAAGCCGACAAAATGTCCGCTTTTCTGGCAGGAT